TGTAGCGTCACCCATAATTACGGATTCTGTTTTGCTGAAAGCAGATCCCGATGTTGTTACTGTAGTATCTGTTTGAACCATCGCTGGAACGCCATTAGTTAACGATCCAACATTGATTCCTCCAATCTTTCCTGATGTTGTTGTATCTCCTACAGTTACAGATGGTGTAATATTGTTTCCGCTTAGTGAATATGTAGTTCCTACTTTGTTGGTTACAACATAAGGCATATCAACTGTGATTTGTGCTGAAGTAACAAACTCCTGTTTTATATCAGCAAAAGCAGCCGATGGTAAAAATAAAAGTAAAGCAAATAGTTTTTTCATTTGATACCTACTTTGTTGTTTTTATTATCTACTATAGTATCTTTTTTCTTTTTTATCGAAAATCCTAGTGAGGCTGTAGATGCTGAAAAGATCGAGGCTATGAAAGTTGGATCAAAATCTACAATCTTTTTACCAGATGGCGGTTCATAATATGAGAGAGATAGTAGAGTTGCACTCCAAAGAAGAACGCAAACTTTAACAATAGTTTCGACTTTACTTGGCTCTTGATCTTCCATGAAAGTTAAGATTCTTGTCTAATACTAGCAAAGTAGCTATGTTTGGAAAGTAACACATAAAAACGATGGTAAAAATTTTAAAACCTATTCTTCTAATCTTTATTAAATCTAAAGCGATGAAGAGATTGATTGTTGATTTGCTGAAGGCAATAGCTAAGCAGACAGACAACACGATAGATGATCAGGCAGTTGAATTTATTGAGGCCAGAATGTTCCCAGGATCTACCACAAATCTTCAGTAACATGAAAATTACTAAATTTCTCAACATTGATATAGAACCTGCACCTCCAGAAATGGAACTACAAATTGAAATGCAATGTAGAGAGATTATGCAAGCTAATGATTTAGATAATATAAAAAGATATTGTACACATATGGTTAGAAAGAAGTTTGATCAAGATATATTTATGGCTTCATTATTAAATAGACTTATTGAACTAGAAGCGGAAAGAGTTGTACAACAGATGAGAAAAGAAAAAAGAAAACCTACTAATCCAATTAAGAAGTTTTTTCGTATTCCTTGAGTTCTTCATCAGTAAAATCTCTTATTAACAATTTATCGATCTTATCAATTTCATAATTATATTTAAGAATTGCAGTTTTTATATGTTCTTTAACCCAACGACCTTCTTCATAAACTACTTGAGCTCTACCATTTTCTTTTATAAAAACATAATGATCCATACCCTTCATTTGAATTTCTATAAAATTCTTTTCTAAGTTTTTACGTCTTATCTCCTTAAGCTTCCGTAATTTAAGGATTGATTTTCTAACTGGTTTCATTGTTTAAATATAAGGCATAGTAGAAAACATATGCCTTTTGTAAATAATTTAAAACAGACCTTGTGAGTTAGAAACACCCTCTATTTTTTGTGGATTAATTTGACCAAAAAATCCGTTCCCGTCATCTGATTCCAACGCTTTAGCGTTGATGTATATACCTTCAGTTTTAACTGTGCCTTTTTCTTTTCCAAGATAAACTGAACCTCCAGCAGTTTTTGTATTTACTAAATTTTGAAAGTGATCCATCAGATGTGTAACTGATTCTGTTGGAATAAACAAACTTAGTTGAGGACCAAATTTACCTTCTTGAACTTTAAATCCGACAGGTAAAGGTAGTGCTGGATTAAAAGAGTAGTCTTGTTGTTGATTAGCCATTGAAATAATTTTGTAATACGTTTTTAATAAATTGATTGGGAGGAACATTATTGTCTTTGCAATATGTTCTTATTTGTTTTGCAAGAAGATCATCAGTTCTGATCGAAAAGATGTTTCTGTTGTAATCTTTATGGCGATCTAGCTTGCGTTCTTGAAGTTGACTTAGAACTTGTTTCCCTGCAAATTCTGCTTCTTCTTGAGTCATAGAGTTGAATCAATTTCATTTATTAAAAGTGTAAGGGCTTTTCCTTGTTCAGCCGTTCTTATGTCATCAGGGCCAATTGCTTTTGCTGTAATATCAAACATTTTTTTAAATTTATCTATTACAGAATCTTTTTTATTGGGATATCGTTTTGTAAGATTCATCATCTTGTTTACTACTGCATCTTTGGCAAATTGTGATATAGGCTCACCATAGTTTTTATTTTCAATAGATTCAACAGGATCAGGTTCTTGTTTAGGTTTTGTAGGAGTTCTTGCAATACCTTTTTTAGGTTCTGGTGCAACCTGTTTCGCTTCATCAATTTCAATCTGTGCCCAAAGTTCATAAGCAAGACCAAAATCTTTACAAGCACACGCACATAAACATCTACGGTGAGAATTTTGAATATTATTACAACTTATTCTTTCAAGTTGAACAGGTCTATTTGCATTATCTGTAATTGCAAAAACATTAGGAGATGTTTGTTTACCTGTTTCAATATGTTCAAAATAACCCATTAAGAAACCTGTATTATCAGGTGCAATATGAACATAAGAGAATATATCTCCATTAGGATTGCTAGGTTTTAAGAAGAACTGCCAACCAGGAGCGTATTCTCTTAATAACTGTGCTGTTTTAGCCCATGGAACATAATCAAACTTCATCTTCTTATAAAGATCAGAAGTTTTAATTACCCCAGCTAAGTTAGGGATGGTGGAAGTGGTCATGTTTAATTAGTATTAGTAAACTATTAGTATACTAATCACAAATGGAGGATATTGCAATATATGCTCCTGGTAATTCATCTTTATTGATATATCTTTTCTTTGTATTCAGTTCAACGACAAGAGAATCATCTTCTAACACACTACCTCCAGCACTAACAGACAATCCATCTAAAGTTGATCTAGACAGCTTATCAATGTCTCCATTACCTCTACTTGTACAAAATTTAGGTGCTGAAGGTTTTAATACATCTGCATTTTTTCCTGTCCCATAATGTGATTTTGGTCTAGGAAAAACAAACTCTATTTCTGCTTTTACAGGTAAGTTCAATGCTCCTGATGAATAACATTCAAGAGCAGCTTCCTTAACATCAGTTCTCCAAGGTTTTACCTTCTTAGATGCTTCAATCATCGCACCCCAACGTGTAAGGGTTTTAGATCCTTGAGGAGCAGGGATTCCTACTACTCTTATTGTTATTTCATTCATGCTGCATTACTCATAACAAAAACAGGTTGATACCATCTCATTTTACGTTCTTTTCGATTTTTGCCTTTTAAAACAGTATGCCAATGACCTCTTCTCCAATGAGGTCGTATTTTTCTAGTGTTTCCTGATATAACAAAATCTTCTTCATTCATCTTTGGTTTTAATTTTATTACCCTTCTTGTAAAATCTTTTCCTACCCAACATATTGCACTTGGCTTGATAGGAGATTGAACCTTATATTTTTTCTGTATATCAATTACTTTTGAAGGTATATATTCTTCTGTAATTATATCTGGTTGTTGATTCATTAATAAAAGTAAATTTACAACTGTATGAAATTGATCTTCAAAACATTTTATTTCCTCTTCAGAGTAAGGATCTTTACGAAGTTTATTCATCTCTGAAAATTTTGGAATTTTAAGATCTTTCCAATTAAATGCAAAATAAAGAATTTTTTCAGGATCTATTACAAAGTTGACATATACATCTTGTATTTGTGAAAAGCTTTCTGGTTCTTCATCTAACTTGCTATCTTTTAGTGACCATTTATGACATTCAATAAAAGAATATTTAATCCTATTAATGTTATTAGAATTTAATAAAAAGAAACTAGGATTAACTATATTAGGTCTTTCAGATAATTTTAAATTGTCGATATTAGTATTTATTAAAGAATTACATAAATCATCTTTCAAATAGTAAGCTGGCGAATTGTATATATACTGTTGATTTCTATATGAACAATTGATGTGTTCTCTTGCTAGATCTTGCCAAGAATAAAAATTTTGTGGTGATTTGTATTTATATAAAAACTGTCCTCTAGTAATTTTAGCTTTTTCAACTTTTTTTATAACTTTTTCTTCTATTTGTTCTTTTTTACGTTTTTCAACAAAAGCAGCACTTAAATCTTTTCTTCGTTTTTGATTATTAATTTTAGGTAATTCATTTGGATTATTAACAGTTACCCATTTATTACCAACCTTCATATGTAGGTTACCTGTATTTGGATTAATCCATAGATCTCCTTCTTTTGCATCACCTCTACGTTCAACTATTTTTCTTTCTTGCTTTTCTTCTTTTGCTACATAAAGAGTTGCATCTGATTCATTAAAAGCTAACTCACCATTAATAATTTTTTTTCTACTTTTATATTTACCACCTCTTTTTTTATATTCAGATTTTATCCAGTTTGTAGCATACGATGATGGAAAAACTTTAAATTTTTTTTTAGCTTCTTGTTTTATTTTTGCAAAAAGACGTTTATCAATACATTTATGACTCAATTTCGTATAATTCTTTTCAATATGTCCTTGATAATACTTTTGTAATTTGTATTGATATTCTTGTTCAGATAATCTTTTACCTTTTCTAAATTTAGAAGGTTTTGGCATCTTTAATTAAATAGTAGATATATTTATATATAACTATATATCAAATTATATTATCTTTCAAGTTGTTCGATTCTTGCATCTAAATCTTTAGATCTAAGTTTATATTCTTCATCAGTTATCTCTCTTTGAAACCATGCCCATTCCAAGGCTGCATATTTATTATTTAATTCTGTAATTAAATACTTTCTTCTTTCATTAAGTTCTCGATAAAAACACTTCATGAGATAACACCCCACTTTCTTTTTAATTTTGCCTTTAATTGTTTGTTTTTCTGTCTTTTTAAACTTAGATAAGTGTCATTAAGTTCATCAATTAAGTGAGTAAAATCTCCTTGAGATGATAGTTCTAATGACCTTTCAAAGTTGACGATTGAAGCTTTGATTAGCTCTAAGTCTCTACCTGAGACATCAAGTATATATCTCATCTTTTAGTCCACTCCGAGATAAGTTTTCTTAGCTCCTCGATACGTCTCTGAGCAGCTTCTATTCTTTGCTCCTTTGTCATTTTTGTTTTCTTAGTTTGATATCTACGGCTATTGTATTTCCTAGCAATTTTTTTATCTTTTGCACTTCATCTTCTGTCAAATCATTAAATATTTCATATCTTGCTACCCTATTTTTTGCAAACATTTTATGTATCTTCTTTTCTAGCTTTTTATAATCATATCTTGCTGGACTTACTGCAAGCACTTCGTCTGGTAACTGTTGTCTTACTCTGTTTTTTATATTGTTCTCACAAGAACAACCAACCTTATGACTATTAGCACTCTTAAAAAAATATACATGACCTAATTCTTTTTTCTTCTCCACAACACTATCAGCATTAGGAGTCCAACCATTCTTCCATCCTTCATCTATCGCTTGATCATGCCATTTAGATTTACCTTTTACATATTTAAGAAAACCTTTTTTGATTAAGTCTAATTCAGCTTCATGATCACTTTCAATTTCATATGTAGGCTCTCCATTACAATAAATATCTGTTTGTTTAAAAATTAAACCAAATTTTTTATATATTTCATCTTCCGTCATACCAAACAACCTTTCATAAGGTTTTGCTTCTTCTCCAAAACTAACTCCATTGATAGCCAATTTTCCATCAGAAGTAACTATCAGTTTATTAGTAGATCCTGTAGTGCTAGATAGTAAGTTCATATCAAAACACCACCTGTTTAGCTTCAAACTTTTCCCATGCTTCCTGCCATGCATCTTTGCATCGCTGCACAGGTTGATCTTCGTTCAACATACACTTGCCTTTATATGCCCAAATCGTATTGCAGATATCAGGTTCGATATCACAATTTAGTTTCAACATTTCGATGTAGCAACCTAGTTGTTTATCTGTGCGATAAGGTTCTGTCCAACCTGTCCTTTTCTTGAAGTCATACTTAGTATCTCCTTTAGTTTTAAGGTCAATCAATCTAATCTTTTTAGCCTTAGTGTCATACCCAATAAGATCAAGTTGGCCTCCTAAATCTTTATCAGGATTGCTCATCATATATTCAACACCCATAGGTTCAAAATGTGTAAATAATTCAAGTTCAAACAATGGGATAGCCCATTCTTCATATTCACCCATATCGATATCATCACTACCTAACATCTTCTGTTCTAAACAATAATGAACAGTTTCTCCTCTTGGTTGCCAAATATGTCTTAATCTTTCAATGTTTTGTTTGGCTTCTTCATCTAAATCACTACAAACTTGAGTAGTTGAATACTTCAACCATTTATTAGACTTCTCACAAAAGTATTTATGTGTAGCTTCATCTCTGAAGATAGGAAGTCTAGGTAGTTTTTGGATGGTGGTCATGTTTAATTAAAAATAAGTTGGTAAATCTTTAGGGTTTGTTAGTTCTACTTTTTCTCCAACTGAAGGTCGTGGAGGTTCTTTTAGCCTAGCAAGATTACGATATTCGACACCTTGATAACCTTGAGGAAAAGCAGGATTGCCTTTACAGTTGTTCACCACTTCTAACCAACCAGAAGGAGGTTTATCTAAATCTTCAAGACTCCACATCATACGATCAGGATTTTTTGGATTAGGTTTTTTTAAACCTTCTTTGAGTAGTTTGATTATTGATGCTTGATCAAAAATTCTTTCCATTAATCTTCTCCACTTGTTGCATCTAAATTAATCCACTTATTTGTATTTTCTTGATACTCCCAACAGCATTGATACTGATCGAGATATATATATCCATCATAGGGATTATTAGGAAAGTGAATCCTCTCATCAAAACCATAAGCATTCATCATGATTCAAATCCTCCCTTTGCTGTAAATACTCTTGATGCAGGATGATTGTTTTTTGGTTCTTCTGTAAATTTAGATTCCTTTATCTCATATATATCTTTCCATCCCCCTGCTATTGCCTTTTCAAGAGCATTCTTCTTACCTTGAGGTGGAAATGTTCGTAACTTCTTAAAAATCCTCTCAGAAACGGTTTTAGAGCAAGTTGCCTTATTTCGATGTCTAACTGCCCACCATTCAACAATCAGATCAGCATATTCTTTCAAATCCCCAGGAATCATATTTGGAGAAATGACTGAAGAAGCAAAAGGATCTGATCCGTTAGTCAATTGCTTCGGTTTAGCTTTTTTCTGCTTCATTCTCATCTCTTTTCTGAGAATTGTTCGGATGTATTGAGATTTTTTTAATTCTTCGCCTCTATTCTTTTCCAAAAAGTCATCTAACTCAGGATCAAGATAAACAGCGACTTTAATCTTATCGGACATTGGATACTTAGTGTACACTTTAGACACTAAAGGTATATATTTTATTTGTCAAGTATTAATTTTAAAAAATCTTTTCTATATCCTTAATAATATATATTTAATATATATATATTATATATATAGTATTTAATACACTTATAATATTTATTTACTTAATATATATTTCTTTTTCTTTTGGTTCTTTTCTTTTTCTT